TATAAAAATCCAATTTAATCAAACACATAGTTACACATCCACACTTCTCTGTGTGCATTTATATCCTATTATACAATTATCTATATCTTACTTGCTATGTTTATTATATATTTTTTTTTTAAAGGACAGTAAAATACTAGGATAAAGGATAAAACTCCATTTAATTTGAATGTAAAGACAGAGATATGTATGTATCTTAGGATGTATAAATTTTGGATTTATGGAATGGATACAGCCATGTTTACTGTGTCAGGTGTATTCATTGTATCCATTCCACACATTCCATTCACACCCACTACACCCACTCCATAAATTCAAACAACTCCAATCCTCACGCTCCGTTAATATTTCGATCTCTTTCATGTTGTCATATGAGATATCATATTCTGCAATAATTTGTTCCATATCTCTCATTTCCAATTCCAGCTCATGAATACGTTTATGAGCGAACTCTAAGATCATTTGATTAGACATAGCCATATCTCCCTGCATTAAATAATTCAATGTAGCATTTGGAACACCCTCATATTGACAGGTGTCCCAATCTTATTCAAATGTTATTCCTCAAATTTCCCATGTTGAACAAAATACATAATTTGTTCAGGTGATTTCCCTTTAAATATATGCACGACTTGAGCCTGAATCTCAGCCTCGGTCGGAGGACGTACAGCTGCTCTACGTGTCGAGGTGAATAGGGGCTGCCCAAATGTAATCACTTCAGGTAACTTCCCCCCAATAAAATCAGCCCAATGACTCCGTATTTGTGATTGCCATCCGACGATTTGATTAGCGATTGCAGCTTTCCTGATAATGTCATCACTCACACCTTCAAAGCTGATGGTAAACTTAAATGTCTTCACATCTCCGGCTCTCTTCGCATCGATATCCATTGATGTTTTGAATTCAACTACGGTGGTGTTATTGTTGGTTGTCATGGCTGATTCTCCTTTAATTTAATTGTTATTTAACTATTACTAACCTGATTGAATAATCGGATATGTTACCATATCCACGCTTTGACAATTTATATATATGTTTGAGGCATGCATCATAATTAGAACTACTGGCTACTATCGTACCGTAACAATTTATAACGTGGTATAATTTCATGGCTGATTCTCCTCATGTTTAAATGTGACACGTTGTTGTGTCCTTCCTCAATTGTTAAATGAATTGTAACCCACATGAATGTAAATGGCAACATATATCATCAGGTGCCATGAATCAGGCCGGGGTAATGGGGGATTGTCCAGTGGCCCATACCTCTACCCATTTATATAAGTTGGGGCGGAGATTTGATATATGTACCAATTGGTGACACTCCGTGTCTATAATACTTAGGAATCTCACGAAGTGGGAGGTGTTGCTATGTTCATTTATTTAATACAGCAACAAGTCCGTTGACGGTGGGCCCGTTTAGGAGCTGAGGCTCTTAACACATTCTTTGCACGGACGAAGTACGTGGGGCGATTCTTCCTCTTCTTACGATATGTATAATGAGGACATGGAGACATTCTCTACAAGTCCTACCATTCATATGAGGATAATTTGTATGAGGATCATATGTATAGAAGTCTGGTTTAAGGCGGATTACTTACACCAAACTTTACATTGACACACACCTCAACATATGGTATTATGTTGGGAATGATAGGAGAATCTTGCACGACCGTAGGGCGTGGGCCGATTCTGGCCCAACTCTGCAGAAGTTGCATAATGATAATAAGGAGTTCAGGGTGGAAACTAATACAATTAACTCAGCAGGGGAACATGTCACTTATGATTATGGTGACCGTTACTCACAACCAGATAGGACTGATGGGCGTAAATCTAAGGGTTTTAACTCCTCCAAAAAGAAGGGTTGGCAAGTCTCAGAGATGTGGGAAAGTCATCATGAGATCGCGAGGCGCATCTTGTTGGGTGAAACCAATAAGGATATTGCTGAGTCAATGTCCCTTTCGGTGATGCAAGTCAGTAATGTACGTAACTCACCAGTCGTTAAGGAACGTCTTTCTCTTATGGGCGCTGCTAGAGACGTTGGCTGTATTGATTTAGCTAAGGACATTATGGACTTAGCCCCCATCGCTTTGAAACGCATCAGGGAAGTTCTTGAAGACGGTACTGTTCATGGTCAGACTGCTTCAGCTAACTCAATCCTCAAAGAATGTAATGGAGTTCTGGATCGACATTTAGGTAAGGCTGCTCAAACTATCAACACTCGTAACCTTCATGCACACTTCACATCTGATGACCTTCAACGTATTAAGGACAAAGCAATAGAGTTAGCCCAGTGTAATGGGCATGTAGTTGAAGAGTAATTCCTATGTTAAATAATTAAACATAGCAAATCAAAATTTCTTAAGGAGAATTTCAAATGGCCGTAACTTACACAACCACAGTTAAAAATGCTCGTCTTGATGCAGTAGTCACTGCAATAGGTGCTACTGGAGTTATTGAGATAGGAACCTCAGGTATGGCTGCAATCTTAGCCACCATTACATTAAATGCTTCTGCAGGAACATCCTCTGGAGGAGTTCTTACTTTAAGTGGTTTTCCTAAAAGTGACATTGCTGATGGCACAGGAACTGCTGCAGCCGCACGAATTCGTACAGCTGTTGGAGGTACTGATATAGTCACAGGTCTTACTGTGGGAACTTCAGCTTCTGATATTAACTTAGACTCTGTTACAATTACAACAGGTGAACTTATTACCTTAACTGCTGCCACTATTACTCACGCATAATAACTGGGACTGATATTTGTTATGGCTTCAGGAAACTTCTCCATTGTAGAATCCTCACAGGATTCTTTCTATGCTTTTTACACAGACGGAATTCTGCGTGATTCTATAGGAGAATTCATCCTTGACGAAAATGGTGACTACATCTATGACGGATGGGTATCTGCTATTGGAGAGTTAAATACTTCTGAGCAAGTTTCCTTAGATGTATTTAACTCTTATGGAGGTACAAACTCAGGTTCCTTATCTGCTGTTGAGAGTTCTGTTAAAGATACTTTTACCTGTGTAGGAAATGTAAATTTAACTTCTAATTTTCTTGCAGCAGTTGAAGGTGCAAAAGATTTCTGTTACATTACTGGACGTGTATATACTTCACTTTCAACATTTGCAGCATTAGAATCTTCTGATATTTGTGAGATATTAGGAAGTGTTACTGTTAATACAGGTAGTCTTGCTGCTACAGATTCTCCTGATGTTTTCTTAAGTAATGAAGATACTGCAAATGCTTCTGGTACATTAGAAGTTACTGAAACTGATTTAGATGTTCTTGAATTCACTGGAACTACTTATGCATCTTCAGCAATTTTAGAAGTTATTGAATCTGCTGATGTGTGGGAATCTACGGGGACTGTAGAGATTACTTGGATTGGTACATTAGATGTTAATGAAATTTCTTCTGACACTTTTATAAGTTCTGGTACTATTACAATTAATTCAGGAGCTTTGACAAGTGTTGAATCTCTTATAGATACTTACTCTTCAATTGGTACAGTTAGAAGAATATCTGGAATCTTATCAGCTCTTGAATTACAAGATACTTTATCCATTTCAGGTAATATTTCTACTGAAGTAAATGCTGGAATTTTAACTTCATATGAAAATGTTTCTGATCTTTTTACATCTCCTGGTACAGTAACTCAGGTAAGGGCTTCAACAGATAATACTACTCTCCCACTTAACGGAATCTACTCTATTAAAAGTCTAACCACCAACCAAGTTAAAGATGTAGAAGAGGTTGTATTCCTTAACAGAGATAACTCAATTTTGTTACAACTTCTAAGTAATGATCTTCCTGTAAATTTATACAGTGTGAAAAATATATCTCTCATCAGTAATGTGAATAATCTAGAAATAACTTCAGTTCTTAATCCTGAAATGTTTGACTGGTCAGAAGGGAATGGTGAGTTAATTCTTAACTTAAGTAATGTAGTTATAACTCCTGACGTATATTACTTCTACTTAATCCTCTATGATGATTACTTTGTAAATGGTTTAGTATGGGATACTTTATCTATAAATTTTGTGAAAACTTTCAACTAATTAAGGTGCAGAATATGTACAAATACTTAACACCCCTACTTATTCTTATTTACAGTAGTTGCTTTGGTGCTGGGGCAAATAGTTATCCTATAAAAGATACTCCTGTATCAGGAGATTATATCTTAATGCTGGATTCTGAAGCCGGTAATGTCTTAAAACGTGCTTCATTTTCAACATTTCCTTTCTTAGAATCTTCTGTAACCTTAGGTAATTTTAGTGATCTTTTAAATATTACTAATTATACTCCTACAAGTGATGTAGATTTGTCTGGCGCTAACTCCCTTACTATGGGGCCTATAGTTTGGGA